CTGCATTCTTTTTATCTAAAGGTATAGTAGGTAGCTGAGAGATAAGATGATTGCAGGTATTAAATATAACCATACGAGGCTCTTCAGTAAAGTCATCTAACTGTAACCTTCTATGTAATTCGTTCTTACCTGATATGCGTGTACCCTTTGATCTATCAGAAGGTCGCCATCTACAGCCTCTAACAACCATTCGTTCCGCTATACTAGGGCCAGTGTCTCCACGCTTATGCCAGCATGAGGAGTCTAATACTCCATACTGTATGCCACCATCCTCATGCTCTGCTTCTAGTATCATGTCAGCTAGATCTTCTGCTAATACTTTAGTAACGTACATCTCTCTGTATACAATGATCTGATTATCAGGAGCTACAGCGCACCAAACAATGGCGGAGTAAGAGCCATAGCCATAGTCTCCAGCCCTGAACTTAGTCCAGTTATTGGGTATTTCAAAAGGTTCCACCACATGTATAGTGCGGTTAAACTCAGGGAAAGCTGCACCTTCTGCAATATCCCAATCCCCTTCCAGCAGTTGTCTTCGCTGCTGTTCAGGTAGTGAAAGTAAGTTTGCTTCATAATCGCCAGTCTCAGTCAAGTAAGGATTGTCGGATAACTTTGCAGGAATGAATTTCCTACGAAATAGAGCCTGTCCTTCCTTGGAATGGCCCGATGGATATATCATTGGGTTGCCAGTTTCAGAATCTGTTGCATCAAACGGCTCCCCATATGGAGCAGGGTCAATGAACATTTTCTTTACCCAAGCATGACCACGACCTCCTGGGTTTGTAGATGCCCTCATGTAAATCGGAAGATCAGTTGCAGTACTACGTAAACGTGATCGTAGGTAATCCCATGCGTAGGATGTACCCCATTGAGTAAGCTCATCAAAGCCAACCCAAGAGAAAGATAAACCTTGGTAACGAGATACGTCATCATCTTTGTCTAAGTAGGAGAACCATAGTCTGCCACCTGATGGTGCAGTCCAAGTCATTTTACGTTCAGACCACTTAATCCCCGGAATGATCTTAGGGTACATCTCTTGAGACTTCCAGATTAACTCACGGAGTTCCTCTGTAGTGTGACGTAGTATTAACCCAGAGAACTGTGGGTGTGTAATGTATCGTAGAGGGTCTGCAAGCATTGCGTATGACTTACCTCCACCAGCAGAACCACCATATAGAACTTCTCTCTCACCTGCTGCTAGGAAGTCTGTCTGTGGGCCTGCATTAGGGGTAAAGATAACATTCTGTGGTGCTTCTTCATGTATATGTTCAGCTAATACAATAGCAGGGCTAGACAAATCTTCTATCGGCAAAGTTTCTTGCACCTTTGCGGTGGCCTTCGTACTTTTCCGCAATTGCTTTGGCTTTGGCGTACCGCTCGGCCCAGTAATTTGCGCTTCTAGCTTTAGTCTTGTTCTTCCTGTCACTGTCTGCTCTCTTCTTCAAACCCATGTGTGAAATACTGCGGCCCGATTGAGTTGTTAGCCATGCCGATACTTCACGGTATGAGTACAACTTCAAGTGTTTCTTTGCTTGTTCTAACAAGTCTAGTTCATCAGGGATTGGTACAAGTATATCGTTATCATCTTCACATAGTAGGTATCCAAAAGGAACTGTCCTGCCTATGCGTGGTATAGGAACCCATTCATATGAGTCTAAATCTATATCGGGTAGTTCATACTCACCTGCACTGGGTAAAACTCCTTCTTCTATTGCTTCCATAATCACTTCTCTGTAGGGGAAGTAGAGATACTATCAGCCACTCATATTATATTATTTTATTGGCGTAAGTGCTGTGTATCTCTACTAATTTGGTGTGGAGGTTAGTCCGAATTCTTTGGTGGAAGTAACATAATACCTCCAGTGGTCTTAACTTCTACCTTCTCTGTCTTGGCGAAGCCTGCACGATCCATCATATCCTTAGCAGCATTCATCTTATCTTTAATGCCTAGCTGTGTAGGGTCAGTTAGACCAGACACCATAGCTACTGCAGCTTGAGGTGCATTACGAGCTATGTACATTTGAGTATGATCAGCTATCTCTTCCTTCAGTGACTTAACAATGGAGGTAGTAGAGGTAGACTTAGCATATCCTGCTAATTCCTTAGCACGTACAACGCTACCGCCAGCATCTTCAAAGAGTACTTGTAGGAATAGCTGCTGTTGTTCTGATAGTTGTCGTGTCATATGGGATACCGTTGTTCATGTAGTTTAACTGCCATCTCAACCTGCTTAAAGGTGAACCATTTCCCTACCCTTTCATGTAGGGCTTCTCGTATATAGTAGATATCTGAGTGAGGTAAGTTTGCTTTGTGTAGCTTGTTCTCACCTAGGTAGTGGTACATCTTTTCAAGTAGATTATCTTTAGTCTGGTCAGCTTTGAATTGTTCAGAGTTAATCATGTTATACAGTTATATCCATTTTAAGTTAAATGTCAAGCTTTATTTCATATAATGTTAAATAAACTATGTTTTAGTTCAAGTTAC